TGAACGATGCTCTAAAAATATTTGTAAATCAATGATGTTTTTTCGAACATTAGATGAATTGGGCAGCCAATTTGTACAGGCTTGCGATTTTTGGTCGCAAGCCTTTGTTTTTTCTTGCGTTTTTGCGGTTCGAATTGATGAGTTTTCGGGAGATTTTAAATTGTCCGTTTTTTCGCTGTAACCGTTGCCGGACAACGGTTCGGAGTGATTTCCTCCCGAGTTCGAATTCATCTCCATTTTGGAAAAAGGAAAGTTCAGTTTATAATAAATTGTGCCTTCTTTTATTTGCAGGCTTTCAAAAATGAAGCGCATTAAGAGTCGTTTTTGGCTAATATCTTTGCTTTTGTGAAAAAGCTCTTTTGAGGCCGAAGCTATTTCAAACAAACCGATCAACGTTTCGTTAAAGTCGTCGTCAGCTTTGCCGTGGACTTTTAATTTATCCCGGGTTCGTTCGATATTGAGCTGGAGTTCAGCTCTTTTGTCTTCGTATTGTTCTTTTGAAAGCTCGCCGTCCAGGCGCATGTTTAATAATGTATCAAGCCTCTGTTGTGCTCTGGTGATTTCTGCGTTTAATCGGCCGATTTCGCGGTTGCGAAACTCAATTTCCGCACTTTTGGAGTTTATCAGGTGCGTTTTGAGGTCACGAAGAGCTTGTTCCGGTATGTGAATGCCGCCTAAAATATATTCAATTTGATCTGTGATGTCCTGTTCGGGGATGTATAAACGGGTACCGTCTTGTTTGTAGCAGACGAGATAATAGAACTTTTTCTTTTTGATCTCATTTGGGCAGGTTTTGCCGCTGTTCATGCATGTGATTAATCCCCGGTACAGGAAAGGGATATCTCCGTGTTTGAACGGCTTGCTGGTTGTCTTTCCTCGCCACATCTGGCATTGATCAAAAAGTTCTTTGGTAATGATAGGTTCATAAATATGCCGGATCAGACGTCCTTTGGAGTTCATCTCTCCATAATAAAAAGGATTGTCAAGAATTGTGGTTAATGTTGTGTTGACAATTTTTTTGCCGGTTCTGGATTTCAAACCGATGGAATCGGCGTATCTGGCTAATTCGTGAATACTTATTCCGCCTAAGGAATAGCGTTCAAAAAGTAAACGAATTTTGGTCGCGTCCGGTTCTTTGGGGCGAATACTGTGTTTGCCGTTTTCGTCGATAAAATTTTCGTATCCTGTGGGAGCGGCGCCGGACATTTCTCCGTTTTTAATTTTATAGTCAATGCTGCGCCGGACGTTTTCTGAAAGTTGCAAAACATAGGATTTTGCCCCCATGACTGAAAAGTCCCAACGCATAATGTCGCTTGAGCTTGAGTTTTTGCCGATAATCATTCCTTCCCGATAAAAATGAAGCTCGATTTTTTCTTGCCGGATCAAATCGTCCAGCATGACACTTTCTTTGAAAGAGCGCTGCACGCGATCGACGGCGTCAGCAATAATGGCAATTTTTTCAGGATATGATTTGCAGAAGTCGATCATCTGCATAAATTCTTTGCGCTTGCCGCGCGTTGAACTTTCTATGATTTGAAATGTTTGGATAACGGTTAGATTTTTGCGTTTAGCATATTCTGACAGGCGTGTACTTTGGGCGGGCAGACTGTGTCCCTCCTCCTGCTCCTTGGTCGATACTCTTGTTAATATGACCGCTTTCACGCAATATCTCCATCCGCATGTTTAAAAGGCATGTAACCGCACCGGAAAGGTAACGTACCCCTTTTTCGAGTTCTTCTTTGGATAAAGGACTCGTTGAGAGGTTTTGTAATGTTATTTCAAGTGCGGTTTTCATTTTATTATTTTTGTTGATAAAAACAAGTTTAAAATTTAACGGAGAAATGCAAACAATATGCCGTCAAATATTCCCATTTCGAGAACGCCGGCGATAAGATACATTGCGTTTTTCTCGGACAGGCTCTCATCATTACAGATAGTTCGGCAAATATTGAAGATGTTAAAACAATGGATGATCATTTTTTATCCTCGTAAAAAGTTACTTCATCTTTGCGGACAGGACGGCAGTTTTTCATTGAAACCAGATTAAAACCTATTAACCCACAAAATTTTTTATCAAGCAATTGTTGCAAATACCCAATATATGTACATTTATCATCATCCCAAAACCAGCAAAGGCATTTGTTCTTAATGATGTAGTCCCAGTCAGGCTCGGGCTCTTTATAAAATTCCCAACCGTCATACGAAAGAGCTTTAACAGAAAAACTATACATAGCTTGATTGTTCTGGTCGTAAATACGTCCATCCTTATAATAAGAATAATCTCTTTTATCCCAGCTTTTCTTTCTAATCTTGGCCCCTTTTCTGAACTCGGGCAGCAGTTCTTCTAAATATGCCATTAGTCTTCCTCCTCCTCTTTTACTTTTCGCCAAAACAGTGCTTCCTGTTCAGTTCCTGAACAATCCCCGCTTTCGTTCAACGTCCATAAATCCCACTCTTCAAACTCGCTGATTGTGGTTGAATTGTAAAACCTATTTTGTAGACTATCGGCAAATTTTCTGTGCATTTCAGAGGCTTTGTTTTGGTAGTATTGAGCTTTACTTAATAATTTTTGCTCGTGCTGTGTTAATCCATATTTTTTACGCATTTCTCAATCTCCTTTAATGCTTGCTGGGCAACTGCTCCGTCTACATAAGAGCACTGGTGCATTGTACATAAATCATAAGTTCTTCTGTTTGCATAATATTTCAAAGCCTTAACGGCAATCGAAAGCTTTTTCTCAAGTTCAATCTCTCGGTCGGTTTTAGTCATCTAATGCGCTCCCCAAGTTCAATATCAAAAACAAGGCCGTCAATATGCAAGTCGGTGTTTTTACCGTCTACAAGGCGAATATTGTCGATTTTAAAAGTCATACGTTCAGGGTTTTTCCGATATGCTTTTTGAAACTGGACAAAGTACCCTTGTGAAAACTCAAATTTCTGCAATCTGTTTTCCCAATAAGGGGTGAAATTTCTGTATTCGTGAGTTTTATGCCCGGATTTAATTTCTTCAAACCAATGGTCAGTTAGGACAAGTTTAAGCGGTTTCATTTTTCTTCCCTTTCGATTTTCTGGCTTTCATCAAATCGTTATATTGCTCGTGAGATAACAGCCGTTGTTCTCCGTCGTCGGTTTCGACAATGACGCCGTTTCTTTTGTCAGTTTCCCAAGATCCAACAAGACGGAAATTGGGAGACAATTCTTTTGCTTCAGCAATACAAACTTTTCGTGGTACGCCCCACATCTGTGCTTCCTCTTCTGTCGGATAGACAATGAAAGCGTTTCGGGTGAGTGGTAATAGGGGGCAAACAACGTAGCCGGTGATTATGTTTGTCATTTTTCTTGTCCTTCCAAAATTTTGATTTCCTCACCTGTGAGAGGACGGCTGCTCTCAAACAGGCAATCGTTGCAAATGTCTTCTTCATCAAAGCTCAAAACGCAACCGCAGATGGTGCAATATCGTTCGCCGAAGTCTATCTCGTCGTCCGGCTCACAATGTTTAGCCCGGATCTCGGCAGAATAGGGCAGCTCGTCTTCAATCGTCATCTTTATCACCTAAAAAAATGCAGCAGAAAATGAAAGGTAAAAACATCAATGCCAAAAACAAACCTGTTCTTAAGGGCATTTCTACTAAGCATTCAACAAACTGTTCCATTACTCCTCACTTTCTTTTTTTATGATCTGAACTTCATCGACCCCATTTTCTGATAATTTATTTTTGGCTAGATTTAGGGCCTCGTTTTTACTGTCGACAACGACATAAAAGCAGTTGCTTCCTCTGTACCATGCTACCTCAAATTTCATCATTCCTCACTTTCGCCAAGAGTGGCGTTGATACGGGTTAAGAGGTTGGCAGCGTCAGGGGTAAATCCTACATGTTTATTTTGGTTGATCTTGTAAGAAAGATAAGGTCTGCACTCTTTCAGCAGGGCGCGGAGCTCTCTATTTTTAATTACCTGCTCGTTTCCTTCGTTCAACAGTCCGCCTATATAACCAAGGTTTTCAACGTTTTCTTCTTTAAGTTTTTCAATCTGACGTTCGGCATCAGCAATTTGATCCTGCATAGCCTTGTATTCGTCATAGGTAGGAACGGGGGCGAGGATTTGAATAACTCTATTATTGCACGACATAAGAAAACCGCCGATGCAATTATTTTGCAATTCAATTTCCCCGTTTTCAAGTTTAAGATAATACCATCCGGCGGGCAGCTTTCCTGCTTCCCAATCTTCTGTCAGTTCTTCGGGGGTTTTTGTCATTTGTTTGTTTCCTTTATCTGCCGGGGCGGTTACCGCGCCCCGGGGTAATGTTGTATTACTTTTCTTTTTTCTGTTGTTCTTCTTTATATTTTTCTTCGATGATCATATCATCCAAGTTAGATAATACTGATGTTAGTTGTGCAAGGTCGGTTATGTGGATAAAATGAGTTTGGAAATAACCCCATGAATAAGAGAAATATTCTATTTTTTCATTATTTTTGTGTATTCCGTTTGGTACAGGAAGTTCATAAATCACTAAATAGCCTTTATTCAGACAACGGCAAACAACTTCGTTCCAAAATTCTTCTTCCCGTTCATCATCATTGTCAAATTCTTCATTGTTATTGTATTTTTCTAGAACTCCGTCTTTTAGTGTCCAGTCACTTATTATGTTTTGGTTAAAAAAACTGTCGATAATATCATCTTTAAGGTCGTTAAAACTTCCTTCTATTTTTGGAAGATCGCAGCAAGGAATAATATTGCAGCGTCCCATGTATTCTTGTTTTAAGTTTTTCAATTTTATGTCCATTTATTTTTTTCCTTTCAAAATCTGGCGGAGGGGTTGGGAATTACACCCAACACGAGTAAGAGTCCTATCGTAACTGTCCTATCTAAGCTCTTTTCCAGCAACACATGTTAC